AAGTTCAATCTTGATTTTCTTGACTTCGAGTAAGTAGGTGATACAAGAGGCTTTAAAAAGGTGAGGGTTGATTCTGCGGCCAAGAATGTCTGACAAAACATCGGAGCAAAAATAATCAGCCCACGTTTCTGACATTTGCTTTGGTTGTCCACCGTAAGTAGTGGTAAAGAGGTATTCATGATCATACCCACGTTTTTCGTGCCACAGCTTTAAATATTTTAGAGCCTCTGTGTTGATCATATATTCCAACACCTTGCCTTCACCACTGCCTTTGCCAAATACTTTATGTGACAACACATATTGCTGCCCTTCTGGGATAGGGTAATCTAAAATTTCTGTCTTAAACTGTATGATTTCAGCTCTTCTAGCACCTACATTAAAAGCCGTTGCAAGCCAGGCCATTCCTAAATAATTTTCATCTTCCTCAAGGGCTTTCATCATGGTTTGATAATCTTCATATGTAATTTTTACTTTCTCATAGGTGACTGTCTTAGGTATAGCAGGGAGGCCGCGGGTAAAGTTCCTGAATGTTTTATAATTGTCATCATCTTCAGCCACGACGTTTTCAATATAGTTATTTAAAGAAGAAACACCAGCTTTTTTTAGTGCGATACCACTGGAAGACATGCCTCTGTTTTTTAAGAAACTTTGGTATCTAATGAAGTCACGCTTAGTGATCTTATACAGTTTCTTTCCATTTAGAGAATTATGTACCCACCAAAAGAATTGCCGAAGGGAAGAGGTGTATTGCTTTCTTGTTTTGTTACGGAATGAGTGAGCATCCAAGAATTCTTCTGTTAAATTTCTGTGCTCCTCATCAACCTGCCCCCACATCTTATCAGTAACATCAGGCAGCTTCTTTGCACGGGGGCGTATCATATTCTGTTTTATTTCTTTCGCCATTAATTCACCACCACTATTTAATTGTTTTGTGCCCAAGTTTATTGATATCCTTGGTAACAGCTTCAATTAATCGACCATCCTTTAAAGCTTCAGCAGTGTTGGCCATGAAAGGTCTTGGTTTACCATAGCCATAATCGTATGTGTCTGGGAATGTATAACCTTCACCAGTTTCAACAACAGTTGCGACATCGCGACCTTCATCTTCTCGAATGTTATCCAATGAGAGCCCGTTAGCTTCATTTTCAGTTACAAAGGAGCTTTTCAGGTCATGTGTTCTTTCATAAACTAGGGGATTGTAGACGTCGTAAACATCAGTTTCAGCATGTTCTTGCCCAGTCTTGATTAACGTTTGCTTAGTGCTGCTATTTGATTGCTGGATGGCCTTTAAAGCTTCTGTTTGCACTAAAACGGCGAGATCTTTATAAGTCGCCATTTTAGCTGTCCTCTTGAGTAAGCTCTTCAACTTTTCTTAGAATATCTTCATTGGCTTCTAGTGAATCTACAAATTCCTTACTCTGTTGAGCAATTTTTGCAACGTTTAGAGCTGTTTTATCAATTCTTTGCAAACTTTCTTTAGGGAATGACTCGTAAATCTTAGAAGCGAAATCCGATTTTGCAATTTCCTCGAACATTTTTAGTTTATCTGTAAGTTTTTTAGGGAATTCTGCAATATCACTAAATTCGATAATTGTATACACATAAAGTAAGTCACCTGGGCTAAGTTCTGTTTTAACACCTTTTTTATTTTTAATATCCGTGAAATCCCGAATTAAAGATTTAAACATCTTCATAATTCTTGAAGAGTCAAAATTCGGATAAATATAAGTATGATATTGATCATTCAATTCAATTCTCTGCTTCTCATTGTATTTCTTATTATCCTCTTTAATATGACTAAGCGTTAATTTTTGTGTTGTCATCATATTTCCTCCTTATAAACCCAAAATAAAAACACCTATTAAGGTGTTACGGACATTCCTAAATCCACACTGACATTAATGAATGGGTTATAATAACTCCTGCCTGTTATTTCTTCATACTCTTCAGGGGTAATGTGCCCCCAGTCAACATAGTCTCTCATAATAGAGTCGTCTTCATAGCAGCCCCAATCATAGAACTGTTTGATTGTGGTGTAATCAGGATATTTCATGACGATCCACCACTTAGTTCAGCAACAGCCTTCTGTAGTTTTGCTATTTCATAAGTAAGTATTGCATTCTGTTTCTTTAAGAGGTCAATGGGGTCTGGCTCTGATTCTGTCGGTGGATGTAATGCATTAATGTAATCCTGATCAGCGCTTTCTTTCCAAGTTTGTTCAGCGGGATAAAATTTCGCTATATAGAGGCCAGGAGGGGGTTCAATATCAGTCCATCCATCTGGAACTGTATAATTTCCACTCTGATCGGGTGCAAGAACATCATTTTCGATCAACAAATAAGTTTTCGGATCATATTTAAATATGTTTTTCAGCATTTTAATCTTCTCCTAAAGAGGAATTACTTCATCTAAACCGTAAGATGTAATGTTCTCAAGTTTATCTGAAATTTGACCTTCTAGCCTCATATCGCCATTTGTTTCGATATATAGCTTTGTCATACCAGTAGTTCCGTAAATAGGGACTATTTTGCATCGGAGTTTGGATGGCCTGTACGATGCAGGGAGTGTGCCAAACACTGTTCCTCTTGTAGCGATAATTTCTCCTTCCAATAATAAAAGGCCGCCAATTGTTGAACATCTTACTCTTCTGTCTCCGTGTTTTGCTCCATTTTTTAATGGAACATCAGTCCAAGTTGGTTCAATTTCACTTGATGTTACAACACGCTTCCAGCCTTTGAAAACTCCGTCTGTGTGAACAGTGCTATGCCAAATCGTATTGTCGTAACTTCTCCAAGCATATATTGTTTTTCTTCCTTGATCAGTCTCAACTACATCGTAGTTAAACCACGAGCTATCCTTAGCTGTTGGATTGTTTTGGACTACATGTCCAGGAGCAAAATAAAAACCAGAAGGTAACGTTAATAGGTCTGTCCCATCTGCCAATTTAGTGCGCTTTCCGTCGTCACTAATAAATTTGTATATTTGTGCATTGCTCCATCTTGTACGTTCGGAAGCAGTCAAATGAACTGTTTTATTGTTTGCATGAGCATCAACTTTAGCCTGTGCTCCCCCTGAAGTTTCAAGCACTTCCCAATCAGACCAATTTCCATTAGAGAGCGTTTTTCGATAGGTTTTATTTGCGTTATCAAACGCAATGACTTGGCCGTGAGTTCCATTAAAATTACAAGTCCAAATTCCTCTGACAGCCACACCAGGACTGTTTCCTGCACTCGGATGAGATGTAAAATGAACAAATCCTTTATATTTCAGCAGCAGTTCATGAAAATCATCAGTTTGATTAACGTAGAATAGTTGCTGTCCATCATTGTTTGTGATTTTAAAAAGCTGGCTTGCATTCCATTTTTCACGTTCTTCAGCAGTTATATGTTTAATTAAATCAGCGGTATGTAAATCAAACTCTGCTTTAGTTGCTTGTTCCTCGTTTGTCACATTCCCTAAACCGATTTGGTCTTTTGTTACGGAATGCGGATTAGTTTTATCATTTACATGAGCGTCTGTATAATTTTTCGCTAATTTCAGCGCATCATCTACATCAGAAGAGGAGGGGACTGTAATGAATTCTGTCCAGCCAGTGGAAGGGTACCAATGACGAAGATAAATCCTTGGATCATTTCGATTTCCGGCATTAAAGAAAAATTGCGCAAATCGGTATTTGGTAGCCTTAACATTCAAACACTCACCGTACTTACTAGGATATCCAACCGCACTACCTGCGAGATGAAAAGTTGAAATTCCAAAAGGGTAGCTATCTCCAGGGTATGAAGCATCTTGATATGGTGTAGGATCATTAATAATTGTCACCTGTTCAGTAGTTACTTCATGCGGATTAGCTTTATTGTTAATATGGTAATTCACCAAATCAGAAAACTTTTCAACTTCACCTTTGATCTCTTTCTCGGTGTCCAAAGTGTGTTTTTCCAGTTTGGAAAGATTCCCTTTTAAATTCTCAATTTTTATTTCATTTTCTTTATTCTGTGCTCTAGAGAGGTTATCCATCGCTATGTCACCGCATTTCCCTTAATGGTAAGTGAACCACCATTGATCTTGGAAATTTCAAATAGAATTGCGGTTTTCCCGGCGACATCAAACTCCCATATTTCATCAATTCCCAGAGTGCTTGCGCCAAACATGTGATTAGATGAGTTTATTCCTTCTAGGATAATTTTTTTTCCATCCTGTGTAACGCTATAAAATTTAACTTCTCTTGAAGTACAGTCGCCTGTAATTTCAATAGTAAGTGTGCGATGAGCACCCACAATAAGTTTTTCACCTTCACTTGGTTCAGTTACAGAATCGTGGAAGACGAAAGGAGTGATTTGAGGTTCGACTTTTCGCGGTAGTGTTTTATAATCGCAAACTGACACTAGAAACCTCCTTACATAAATTTTCTTAATAAAACACGCATTTTATTTGATTAATAGTGAAGAGGGGAAAAATCCCCTCATCATTTTTATTAATTATGTTATTTTTAATTAACTAGCGGTTTCGCCGCCTTTTAATTCATCAATTTGCTTTTGTAAACCATCTAATACGGCCTTTACTTCGCTGTTTAAGTTATCCATCATGATGCTGCCGGTGCCGACATTTTTGCTCCTGACAACCTTTTCGCCAAGCATTTCATGGGTAATGCTCCCGTCTTCAATGACAGCCGGATCACCTTTGTCACCTTTATCGCCTTTTGGCCCCGGTTCACCCTTGTCTCCCTTATCACCTTTTGGCCCCGGTTCACCTTGCATCCCTTTAATGTATAAAGGGTTCTCTTCATTGTTGTTTTTCAAATAAACAGCTGTTACGGGGTTACCTGTGCCGTCATCCTCTGCGGAAGTGTATACTCCATTACTTTGGTTTAAAAATTGATCTGCCAATATAATCTCTCCTTATTTTTGTTTTAGATTTTGGTTATTAGTCACCAATGTCTACAGACTTTGTTTGAGTCCCTGTGTCTGATCCTGGATCTGGAGTAGGTTCTGGTTGCTCAGGCTCAGGAGAAGGTTGGGTATCATCAATAGGATTTCCATCTTCATCGACTGGAATTTGGAGGACTCGTCCCATTTTCCCCGAACCTCTTTTCGCTGTTGCTTCAAACTTCAATTCAGGAGTGAGAGCAGTTCCGTTTTCAAGTGACATATCAAACTCACCTGAAGGAGTAACATTATCGAATTGAAAGTATAAATAGTTAATTACTTGATTAGTATCTGGATCGTATTCAATTGTTCGGTATTCAATTTCATATTTCTCAGAGAACTTATCAGAGGCAATTTCCATAGAGCGACCTTTCACTTCTTCTTTGTAAATTGCAAGCAGTTCATCACCAGGTTTCGCGAACTCTTCTGGAACTGTAACCGTTTTGTCCTCTGCTTCAAGTGTAATTGAATTTCCTTTAGCGTCTTGAAGGGTCACTAATCCAATCGGCTCCCTTGTCACGGCAACCTCACCAATATCTGAAACAATAAGATCATAATCAGTTTTGTAGACGTTAAATGTTCCTTTTTCAATTTCAACACCTTGAGACATAGCCAACCATTCAAGGTCAAACAACGCATTTTTTAGATTCAGAGTAATTTCTTTATCAGATCGAAGGATGGCAATTGTTCTATTTCCAATACCACCCTTTAGCTTATCTTGGGTAACTGCTTGCGAAAATCCAGCAATTTGGGCTTCCGCAGTAGCAACCAAATGGCCATCACGTTTTCTTTTTAGAATAACGTCAGCCGTATCGTTAATAACTGTTTTCATTAATTAAATTCCTCCTAATAAAAAAAGCAGCCTAGTGGCTGCTTGAGATCAATTTAGAAATATTTTCTGCTTCTTTTTTAGAAAGAGTGTGGTTATGATCTTCAAATATCTCTATGTCTTTGCTCCAATCCTCTATGTTTTTAGCGTGATCGGGATCTACAGTTGCAAAAAGGGTGGAGGTGTCATATTTCTTTAATAAAGCTATTCTTAAGAAAGTCATGTAAACTTGATAAATAGTCCAATTAACAATCTTTTCATAATCACTAGAACCAAAAGCGACGATGCTTGAGATCATGTTTGTCAAATTAAGCTCTGAGGACTCTAGGCTTTTAAGTCGCTTGCTTCGTTCTATTGCCTTTTGGATAATGGGGTTTGGGTTAATTTTTTCTTCTTTCAATAAATTCATATCTAAAATCAATTTTCGTATTTCAGTAAAATTTTCGTGAGTAACTTTTTCAAGAATTCCTTCGTCATTGAACATTTTACTTAATACTTTATGATAGGCTTCTGTAAATAAGGGAAGCTGCGTAACAACTTCAAATAATGTAAGTTTCTTTACTTCCTTGGAAGACTCAGTTTGATTTGCGGAAAACAGACTATATGCGATTTCATCCCTACTCATTCTGACAAGGTTAAGATATTGAGCGAACTTGTAATAATCCTTTATCTTAATGAAATGACAATCTCCAATCGAAGTTTCAATTGGTAAGCCTAATATGTAAAAGTCTCGTAAATCATTCATTTCATTGCTCCAAATGTGAAAATCATTTTGTAACCCAAATATCCAACAGGTGGGTTTGCGATCAGCATTCTTTTAGGAGCCGAAGCCTTTCCAAAGCCAGCGATATTTTTATTGAAGAGAAGCTCAGATAATCTGTCCAAAATTTTTAGTGACCTGAATTCATTTTCTTCATATGTCTCAATATGGGTGTAGACATCAATGTGAAGGTCTTGATCCATAAGCAAATAGCTTTGATTAGAGGGCTTTGATAAACCACTTCCCAAATACATGCACACTCTACAGATTGGTGATTCAGTAATGTCATCGGTTTTTGGAGCTCTTTTGAAGATTGTCTTGAAAATAGGGGGGATAATGCGGACTTTTCCATCTTCTTCAACAGTTGTTTCAACTTCATATCCTTCTAAGTCCTGAACATCAGGGAGGTCAGGGGAGAGGGGATTGTCCTTATAATACAGCAGTCTGTTGAGCTCAGAATCATTGATCAATGTTCTGAAAATCTTGGTCATGTGTTCAACCATGTTACTCATGCACTGTTTTCACCTCGGACTTTCTTTTTGGCAATTAATTTTATTGTGCCATGATCTCCATAAACCTTAGAATAATCAATATCATTAACAAGATAATCCTCACCGAAAAATGAGAGAGGGAGTCCAATTTTAATTTTGTCGTTTTTTACGTTTGGGATAGTGATATTTGCTTGCCCATCAGGAAGATTGACGGCTAGATCAGTCCCATTTATAGATGTTGAACGTTCAAAAACACATGGTATTTCAATAACCTCTCCAGGGACTTTAGCTTTGATTGGTTTACCAGTAACTTCACTTATTTTGTCTGAATCAATCCATTTGTCATTCGTAGTTATCTTTATTGAGGAGTTACACAGCCTGATTTCTGCTTTTTTATAAATCTTATTGAAGCTTGGAAAAGTGGTTATTAACCATTTTTGACTATCCCATTTAACAACTCCCCCAATATAGATGTCTTCGGGCAGGCCAAAAATGTATTTAGTCATTCCATCGCCATTTGAAAACTTCGAAGTAATCAAACATGTTACCGATTCTTTTTCATCAATAGATACAGTTTCTGACTGAAAGCCCTTTAAACCAGCCTGGAAAATTAATTTCCCATCATGCTCAATTTTTTTATTAACGTTAATCTGATGATAATTTTTAAAGTCTTTCATTTAAATCACCGGATAGGGATTGACCTAATCTTACGATTTCAGCACTCACGTCCAAAATGATTTCACGAATTTCTGCTAGTTCTGTATCAGACAGCATTTTCTTATTTAGATATTGCTCTACTTTATAAAGAACAGAGTTGTTTTTCTTACTTAATCTTATGCAGTGTTCTTGCAAAGAGGAGGAGACTTGCCCTTCATTAATACATTTTTCTCTCATAGGTAATCCACCTCTGTATTCATAATGAGGCGGTCAATATCTTCTGCCTGTTTCTCAATTGACTTTGTTAATGAATTAATTTGCGTACCATAGTTGGTAACACCAACGTCTTTTGCAAATGGTTGCCATGTGGTCTGGAAAAAAGTCTGTTCATTAATTAAAAAAATTAGACGTAAATAATGAACGAGAATCAATAATTCATCCTCGTTCATTACTCTATCTACTGTTTCGGTTTCATCGTTACAATTCAATCTCTTGTCACGAAGTCTGTTGTTGAAACGAAGAACAGCATTCCTTATTGACTTATAAATTAGAGTTTCGTCTGTGGGTAAATTGATATCAGACGTTTTGCAGTTTAGCAGGAAAAACTCCCAAATCTCATCATAAGAAGTCATTGTTCAACCTCCTAGTCAAAGAGCAGGGAAGGATCTTCGACACCCATCCATTCAGCTAATGCTTTAAGTTTTCCAGCAGGGATATCATCACTGAATTCAGAGGCAACATCAATAACAAACTGTTTTTCTGAGTCAACTGTAATCTTTTCAAGTTTATTTTTCATTTGTGCAATGTTACCTGTTTTAATCATTTTTGAAATTTCTTCTTTTGTGTGGGTGTTGTTTGTATATGCTTCTGAGTCAACAATAGATTCCTTGAGTTCTTTTGTTGATTCATCTTCATCAACAATAACTAATTCACCTTTATCAAAGCAGACGCTATTCATTGTCAACCAGTCAACAACCTCTTTAGGCACTTCTTTGATCTCTGCCTTACCATTTTTACTACCTGACCAAGTGAATTGTTTGAGTCCGCCATCCCCGGTGTACCCAACAAAATAAGAAGTATTTCTATAACGAGCCAATTTAACTTTATCAGACATAATTTCCTCCTAGTTTATCCTCATAAATAAATTCTTAGATAGATACTGCTGCTTGCTCCTCGATAATGCCAATCGCTTCACCAAACAGAAGGTTGACAGAAGCAGATTGAACAATTTTCATTTTAATTATTTCATCTTCGATATCTTGTTCTGTTAACTGTTTAAGCCCACCGTACTCAACAATAGAGAATGGTTTTTGTGACACTCCACCAGCAAACATATAACCTTTGTTTACAGGCAACTCAACTTTTGAGTTAGTTTCATCAGTGAATGGGTTTGTGAGGTTTACTGCAGTAGTTCTTCCAATTGTAGTAGGGTTTAAAGCAGTCAGAAGCTCATTTTTAATGCCATCTGTTAGAAGGTTTTTGTATGTAGAATCTGTAGCTTGCTGGAAAGCAAAGTAATCAATAAGTAGTGAGTCCCCAACAAATACCGGCCTACCTCCATAACGTTGAAGAACTGAAGCAACTTCATTATATTTTTGTAATGTAAGGTTTGAACCAACAGCCACGTTTTTTGGTGGGATTTTTCCTTTAGCAATAGCAGCAGCCGTCAATTGATGGATATTATCCAAGTACAAACGGACTTTTGCATTGGCAATGTCGTTGACTAATTTGTTGAAGTACTCGACAGAATCAGTCACGAGGTCAAGTGGCTCATAATAAAAACCAGTGGATAGCGTACGCGGAACAGCAGGTACATTTTCTCGACCTTCAACACGGACTAGATCTACACCTGATCCATTAGCAGACCAAATCACTTTTGCTTTGTTTTTCTTAGGGATTTTGATTAATTTTAGATTCCCTGGTTTCTCTTGTTCGTGATTTGCAAATAGAGTGATAAGGTTTGTAACCATTGGTTTTGCAATTTCATCTGCTTGTTGCACAACAAGTGTATTAAACTGGTGTAACATAGTAGGGTCAGGAGTGACAGTTCCATCACCAAATACTTTTTTAATATAAGTTTCGATATCTGATTTATCTGTGGCTTCCATCTTATTGTTAACCACACGGCTGAATAAGCCCTTAATTTTTACAGTGTCAAGTTTCATTTAACGTACTCCTTTTCAATAAGTGTTTGTTCGAATTTATGTATTAATCGCCAATGTCTACGGCTTTTGCCTGAGTTTCTGAACTTGTTCCAGGTACTAAGCCTGTTTCTGATCCTGTGATTACTTCGAGACGAACGAGCTTTTGTCCCATTGTGTATTGGAGATCATCTTCACTGTTTACAACAAGGAATTTAGCAGAAGAATCTGCATAGTCAGCATGTGGTGAAGCAGGGTCGCTTAAAACATATTTTTCAGTTTTAATATCAAAGTGCGCCACTTGTCCTCGTTTAACTTCTTTGACGCCTTCATTCAACGAGAAAGCAGAAACATCAAAACGCGTGTATCCTGGTTCCAAAATAACGATACGAGCATGTTCACCTTTAGCATTATAGAAATCAGTCAAAGACTCGCCCAAATAACGGACTTCTGGGGCTGCAATTAAATAAGCTCTGTGCTTTTTATTGGAAAGTTTTTTGGCGATGCGATTTCCTTCTTCATCAAAACCGAGTTCCACAAGCATAAAGTTGTCGATATCTGACCCGGAAACTTTGGCACCGTGAGCAAGCGTTTTGATTTTTAATGAATTTAAGTTACCAGTAGTATGATTCCCTACTTCTGTGAGGGCAGTTTGTAGTCTAGTAGCCATTTATAAATCCTCCATTTTATATTTTAAGATGAATAGCGTGACTCAAATGAGTCGTCATCTTTAAGTAATTTTTCACGTTTGCTGGACAGCTCTTTAATAAAAATTCCATCTTGATCAGCTGCGTGGTCTACAAGTTCTACCAACATTGAATTCAATTGAAGAATTGCCTTGTCAGTTTCTTCGCTGTCTTTTGCAGATGCCAAAATAAGATTTTGAACTTCTTCAGTTTCGAATTTCTCTTGAGCATTAAGAGCTTCAAACTTAGACTTGTAGAATTCTTTCTTTTCTTGGACTCTTTTTTCGAATTCAGCTTTTTCAAGTTTTTCTTTGAACGGTGTTAGCTCTTCTACAGCAGAATTTAATTGAACGAGTTTTTCGCTTGCTGCATTAAACTGCTCTTCAAGCTTAGCTTTACTCTCCTTGATTTCATTAAATTGCTCGGAGAGCTCTGAAATTTTTTTGTTTTTCTCATTCAGTTGAATTTGGATATCTTCGGGGACAACTTCTTCCCAATTTCTTTTTAAAAAGACTTCGGTTTTAGAGTCCAAATCAATTGTTAAAGTATCCCCATTTTTGGTGTAGTTGACTTTGTAATATTTGTCGTAAGAATTATCTTCAGACCAGCTATAAATGTTTACAATAAAGTACGTATCATACACATCAGCAATATATGATTCCTCGTTTGATTCAAGAGTTGGATCAAGATGATTATAGATAAGTGATCTTATGTCTGAATGTGATAATTCAAAAACCTTCTTGAATTTATCCACTTTTTCACCTTCCTTGTGTTTTTCGTGAATAGCGGCTTGCGCTACTAATTTCTCGAATTTTTGCATCTCATTAAAGCTCACTAAACGAGATGAATCGTAAGCGGGGAGGACAACATCGTGTTCACCACGCTTTTCAGAATTCAAGATTGCGTGACCTTCTAAATAGATTGGCGTTTCAATGTACTCAATTCCATCTTTAACGGAGTAATTTGAGTATAGAATTTCGCAGCTTGTGTTTATATTGATGCCCCGCGAATACCATTCCAATAAAAGCTCGCAGGCATCGCTGAAACGTGAACTCCATAAAACTGCATCGGCGGCCAAAACTTCTTTTTTCCCTTCTGGAGTATCGATCTCCATAATGTATCCTTCAGAAGTAAACACGCCAATTGGAGTAGTATCTGTCTTAACTTCAAGTTCGCCATGTTTATCAGTGCCTAAAAATGCTTCATGAGATCCAAGAGCATCGGTAGCCGTATTGACTTCTTCAACCTCATGATATTTTGCAACAATAGGCTTATTGATAATAGTAGGGGAGGCGTCCAAAGCAACTTCCTTAGAAATGACTGTATTGTTATGAGATGTCTCAAAGTCAAAAATGATAAAAGTGCAGGGGAGCTTTGTGGGATCATCTGTTTTCTTTATCTCATTTAGCTGCAATTGAAAAACTTTTTTCTTTTGCTCTTTGGCCAAACGTTTATTCACCTCCTTTCAAAACATTGCAAATTAGTCTGGTAGACTGTTCCCATTTGATGTTGCAGATTTAATAGTGTTTTCATTAGTGCTCTCATCTACAACAGGGTGTCCAGCTGCATTGCCTGTATATGTATAGGATGTTTGATAAGGCTTTATCTTATCTTGAAGATTCAAATCATCTGTTTCATATAACGTTTGTTCCAAATAACTTTCCCATGACACTCCTGCAATATTGTCGATAACATGTTTAATTGACCATCCTTTATCATTAAGCTTAATGAGAATGTCCATCTTTTCTTTAAGAGTTAAAGGCTTATCTTTGTCATAGTTCATGTAATAATTATCTTTTTGACCTGCAGGAAGGATAAGGTTAAAGAGTTTTTGATATACTTCTTGTTCAACTTCCTCCATTAAGACACCAATTCTTTTGTAAAAGGTATCTAAGTTTAATGAGGACGTTGCATAGTTGCCACCCTCACCATTTAACAGAGAACCTGATAAACCATAAGCAGATTGTATGTCACTGTTGATATGATCAAACTTGGCTCCATCTAATCCATCAGCTTTCACATCTGGGAATGCTAAACTTGCAAAGTCAGGGATCGAAACAACTGTAACCCCATCTTTATTGTTTTTTTCTAAAGCAGTTTTAACTCCAGAGTGTACTTTTTGTTTTACTGCCTTTGGAAGTTTAAGGTTTGTGTATTCACCTTTTCCCTTATCAGTCCCGATAGTTAAAACCGCAACTGCATTAATGATTTTATTAGCAATTGCCCTTTCAACATCTTTGAGTTTCTTTTTATGTAGAACATCATACAATCCTGGTGTAACCCATGATGTACCTAATCCCTGATTTCTTTTTAATGTTCCAGTTCGAAGTGGAAATGTCCGTTCTTGAGGAAGTTCCTTGTATCTGTATTTCTCACGATCTTGAAGAAAGTTTTCATAATCGGAATTCTTAATGAAAGGGGAAAAGCTGTTTAGCAGCTCTTTTCTATAGTCCTCTTTAATGTTGCTGAAATACTCCAAATCGATTAAACAAACCCAATCACCATTTCTTCTGAAAGCTGGAAAAACATATTTAACGCTGTCGAACACAAAAGGGTAGGGGGATTTATCGTCTCCTAGCCAAATTCCAACGAGTGTTCCTGCTGCTGCAGTTTGTTTTAGCAAGTCGCGTGTTAATCTTTTATGCTTTACTTTATGGAGGGCTTTATTTAAAAGGGATATGTGCTTATCAGAGGACTTGCTTTTTGTAAAGGAATCAATTTTATAATTCAAAGTGGGGAGGGCTTCAATTAACTCAAATAGTTGATGAATCTCAGCGGTTGAAATATAGAAATATTGAGCAAGATCTTCTATCTCTTCCTGAAATTCATCAGGATCAGAAAAGTATTCTTTTAACTGCTTAGCATCTACTTCGCTTATAATACCTTGAGAAAATAAGTTAGAAACAAAGCCAGATGCAAAAGTAGACACATAGGTGCTGTAATCGTTCAGCAGCTTTTTGTACTCCTCCGATTCAATATCGATTTTTTTAATATCAGTCATACTTCACCTCATTTCTTTTAAAAGTAGACAAGATCATCATCAGTGTCATATTCTGTTTGTTTGTTGAGTTTCCGTTCTAAAAGAGTGGCTACATAATTTCCGTATGCCACGGAACTATATCTGTCTTTCCGTTTACTCTTAGGTTCTTTTAGCTTAACTTGACCATTATCGTTGTACTCAGCTTCAAGGTTTATCATTTCATTGATTAACAAGGTGATTTGGACATAAGATGAGATAAATTTGGCCTTGGTTTCTTCCGGTAAGGCTTCGTATCCTTTGAATCGCTTCAAATATTCTCGCCCTTCATTTTCATTAATAGGGATTTTAATTTTTCCTCGTTTAAATCCATCTTTAAGAAGAACTGCAATCTCACTATTTAATTGAGCGTTACCTTTAATACTGTAAATGAGTTTTTCAGCATTTTGATATGTGCAACGTTCAGCCATTTTTTCGTCATTGATACAAGAGAGCGGTTCATATTCTTTAGCTCTTTCTTTATCATATAGAGGCTGACAAAGCGCATCATATACACCTAGACCAATGCTTTGAGTATCTAGCACAATGTAATCACATGCATAATCTTCGAATAATTGTCTTATCCTAGTTGCTTGTGAACCTGTGTGTCCACCAACTATGCTCTCCATATAAACAATGTGTCTATCATAACCATTAGAATTTGGAATTAATCTGAAAACGGTATACACACTAGCGTCATTGTCTTTGCCTGCCATGCCAGCGATGTCGTTGCTAATTAACCTTAATTCTCCAGGTTTTTTGTTTTCAAATTTAAAATTAGAATCTTTAATGAGGTCATAGTAATCAGGCGGGAATAGGGGAGAGGCGAGCTTTCGATTTTTTTCAAGGTCTTCAAATTTAAAATAAGCTTTTTCAGATTCTCCGAACCACAATGCTTCCATTTCCATTGACCAGCCAATGGGGTCAAAGTCTTCTTCAGACATTTCGTCCTTTACTTGGTCTTTATCGAGGAGTCCTTCTCTAATAGCAATTTGATAAGGAAGACCGCATACAAAATACTTTGATCCTTTCATCATTGCGTTAAAATAGGTTACAAATCTGCCGTATGACCAGTGAACTTTATACCAGCAGGAGGATAAGTAAATTTCTTTGTTTCGTTCTTTTAAATGAGCATATTCTTCTTTTTCAAGATATTTTGGAGACCTTGGAGCGGTAAGAAACTTTCTCAGTACTTTGCTAATGATCTCAAAATCGACCATTCTGAACTCGTCCACAATTAAAAGGTTTGCACGTTTTGAGCGAGCTCCGTCGTTTGATGCAACAATTTTAATCCAACTACCATTATGGAATTCAACCCTTGCGTCATTAGTTGAAGTTTTTAAGTCCTCAATTTCTCGTTTTAAATTCGGGGACTCTTTTCGCAAATCATCAATTTTTTCAATAACTTCTCTTGCTTGTCCTTTAGTTCCTGAAGCAATGACTATCTTTGTACCAGGAAATAGTATGGCTTGAACACAGCAGTACACCGACGTTAACCAAGTTTTACCCTGTCCGCGACTAGCTAAATACATGAAATAATGGTTGTGAACCATCATATAAATCAAAATGCATTGAAATAATTTAAGGGTTATTCCTAAGTATTCTTTTACAAATCGATGGGGGTTAGCTCGATAAAAAGAAGTCCAAGCACCAATGCCATCCATCAGTCTTTCTGATTTAGATTTTTTGTTGAAGTTCTTGCCTTTATTGAAGAGATTAATCCCTCTACTATGTTTTTTTCGATCTGTTGTAAAGTTACTGTATGAGGCCATTTTCGTTTACCTCGTCATCTTCTTCATCTACAGGCTCTTCAACAGTGTGCTTTTTCATTTCGTTCCAATATTCATTTGAATAGTCATTCTTAATACCAAGCATCCTTGATAAGTGGCCTAAGAAAAATACTTTTATGTACTTACCAATCTTATCAGGATCTTTCCAGCGAGGTTCAGGTTCTGGAATTGGCCTTTCGTTTTCATATTTTTTTATCAATGTACCGAAGGTCTCTTGTTCAACACCGCTAGCGCCTGATTCTTGAACTGGTTTTAGATTACTCGATCCCAATAAATCCTGGAGTGTTTTTTGCTGCTGGTCGACTTTCTCTCCATTTTCACGACGCTTACGAATATCCAGCATTGTTAGACAAATTTGATTTATAAGCAGTTCCATTCCTTTAGAGTCGCATTCATATCTATTTGTAAAGTCTATGTACTCATTCTGAAGCCATAAATAATCCTCAATAGATAGACCGCGTCCCCAAAACTGAATGAATTCATCAATGTCTTCCTGTGTCACATTTTCATCGCTTTTAGCAAGCAACATTTTCTTTGTATGTTCTTGTTCTTCTTCAAAATCATATTCGCTATCTGACCAATTTTTGGAGATGAAATCTTTCATTCCGATATTTTTCATGTAGACACCAAAAACATTAGCATCGCCATTCTTAGCTTTTGTTTTTGCTTCATCTATTGAAGCTATCCAAATATCATAAATAAAAGGGCGGTCAATCATACGTAAAATGTTTTGTACATGTGTTAAATTTTCAGGGTCTTTCTTGTATTCAGTTTGAAGACACATCTTACAGACTGTTAGTTTTCCTGTAGCTGCGTTAAACAAGGATTCAGATTTATAAAACTGAGAAATAGCTTGAGCTTTCCCACAGCAGGAGCACATAAGTTTTTGTGTAGCCATTGATTCACCTCCAATATTGTTAGTAAAACACATTTTATAAAACGCCCAGCAATAAGAGGTAGAGGAGAAGAGGCCTCAATCATCACTGGGGTTCTAAAAAGGTGTTTTTATTTTATCCTCTCTGTATTTAAGTATTTATATTTAATAAAGATTAGTTAAATACAGAGAGGGTGGTAACTAAGTACTAATTATGGTATAAATTGTTTATTTGTATTTGGTAATATGATATAGTTGCGGTGAAAGGGCTTAAAAAATATTAAAAACAAAGGGGGGAACGATATGAAAAAATATTTTCCATTCTTTTTAGCCTTTCTACTAGCTTTTGCGACCATCACACCGTCCTTCGCATCAGCAAAGGAAGAGGGGGAAATTGATGCACCAACAGGAAGTTTAGAGAGTGAACTTCTTTCACCAGACAGTGATTTTGTTAAATTCTTAGAAGGTATTGAGCAGTTGCCAGCTAGTGTTGAAAAACAAGGTTCCGAAAAAGTAGCTAGTGGTTAACAGAAAAAACAGGGGTTGAAGTCACTACAAACGGTGATAATTTAGTTGTTCCGTCTTTATCTGATGTAGATGTAAAAGAATCTAAAACATCTGCTGACAGTTCTGCAATTCAACCTGCTGGAGCGTGGGACTGCGTAATCGCTGTTGGTCTTATGATTGGGACTGTCGGCTTCCCACTCTCTAAGATTGTCAAATTGAAAAAAGCCATCAACTTACTCGGCGGCGTAAAGAAAACCGTTGACAGAATTTACTCTAAGTACAAAAGCTTGAAAAAGCAAAGATGGAGAACAGTAGGCGCTTGGAAAGAAGCTGTAAAAAGAACAACCAATAACCTGCCAAAGCATGTAGGAGAGGCTTTTCTTGATTTTTTCAACATATCAAACGTAATACGACAATGCGTATAGAGAATAGGTGATAACCATTAAATCATTTACATTGCCATTTAGGTTAGCAGTTATCCTTTTGCTCCTTTTCCAAGTCTACTCAATTTGGAAAAACTGGAACACTGGCTTCGGGTCAAATGTTATCTCAATCATCATTCTTGTAGGTTGTATTATCCTGTTAGCTCTGGACATCATCTTTAAAAAGAAATAGCCCTTATTGGAATCCACTTAACGGAGGGTTCCTTTTTATTTCAAATGCTGCTGGACTGTTTCAATTTAATAAGTTGTTCCAAATGTCTGCTCATCAATTCAATTTCTTCTGTTTTATCCATCTTCATCATCCTCATCGATTTTTGAATAAAATTAAAGATTTATTTAGATCTAGGATTTAAAACGAATTATGTATGTAGCCTCTATACCCTTATCATCAAAAACCAAAAATTTCTGTGATGGTCTTGTGCCAAAACGTCCTTGCATTGCGTAATCATCAGCGCCAACTAAAGAGCCGTTTACTACTACGGTCGTGCTGCCGTATTCTTTTTCATAATTGTGATGAATGTGGCCACCGAATATGTATGAAGGGATATAGCCTAATAATTGAGGCAAGCGTGTTACACATTGATCAACTCGATCATAGTGTCCGTGAACAAAAACGACTTCACTATTATTGATTTTTGCTGGAATAAAACCATCTTGTTCAGGTTCAATAGAGATGTTCTCAATGTCTCTTAACCTGGCTTCTAAATACCAATTGATAAGGTATTCGAAATTTTCCTTGATCCCAACATCGTTTTTAGAAGGGGAGAGGCGGCCATGATTTCCTGCAACATTATAAAATCTAATCTCTTGGAACTCTGAAGCAAACTTTGCCAACACTTCAGCAAGAGTTTCTGATACGTATTTTATTTGTTCAACAGCATCTTCATTTGCTTGCACTCTCGTTGAAACATGAATGAGCCCGCCGATTAAATCGCCGAGGTTTGCAATATGCAGCGTAGAAATGTGATTCAACTTTCCATATTCAATGACTTTACTTGTTAAATGTTCCACTCGTTCATTGAAAATTTCTTTGTTAAATTTGTTAATTCGGTTATCAATCTCCATTCCAAAATGCCAGTCACTAAAAAGAGCAAGCCCATGCTTTTCAGTTGCGACAGGGGATGGGGAAGTGAAATTGAGCGGCCGCTTTGATTCTAAGTTTAAAATAGCTTCAACTACATCATCTTTAATCTTTTCAAAACGAGCCTGATTACGGATCTTTTTAGCAAATTCTCTATTTTGATCCCGTTTTCTAACTTTAGCTTTTTCAGATTCAATAAAGAGTTCTTGGTATTTATCTTGAATATCTTTGTCAATGTTTTTAGACATTATGTAAGCATACCAGCGCTCGTATTGCTTATAATCTTTACGCCACTTACTCTCATCATAATGAGAGCCATGTTCTTTGTTCAGCAGCTCTGCAATAGTTTTTGTATCAATATTGTATGTATCTTTATTTTTAAATAATCTAATGTGGTAATCAGTAAATGATTCATCTTTATCACGTTGGAGAGCGGGATTCAAAACTGCTGTCATTCAATCACCATCCTACTCATCTTCTTTAACAGGAAGTTCATTTTCTTCTTTGATTGTGATTGACATGTTTTTCCCACTAAACTCAGAAAGAATTTCTTTAAAATCATAAGTATACTCAGCTTCTTTGGTTTGTTCGGTAATTTCCATTACATCCATATCAAAAAAACCTTTCAAATTAACTTGATGAACTTTTTTGCTTGCCATATAAAATTTCCTCCTTATAATCCTTTTAATTAATATATAAAACTAAAATAAATTCCTTCGGAAGTCCGATGATCCGATAGCATCGGCCAATCCGAAAAGAGGAGATAAAGGGGAAAAATAAGAAATGAATAAATCGGATAGGTGTTGAGGGAAAACACCCGAAGGAATTTACAAAAAACAAAAACCCCATCTCTCCTTCGTAAGTAGCTCACGTAGGGACGCAAGCCTTCGGATCGATAGGGAATATGGCTGATTATGAGTGAAATATAACCCCTACAGCCAGAACACTACACTTTATTATGTAAAAATAACAAAAGACGCTTTAGCAGCGTCATTAGAAACTCCTTCTGCACTTGGCAGATGAGCTAAAAATGGAGCAACAGAGAACAGAGTGAATTTTTTCAGTCTAAATATGACCACACCAAATATCAAATGTCCGGAAAGTCGTAAGTTACGTAAATCGTAAGCTGTTAAACGTTATCCGTTTTCCATCCTACAAAAAATATTGTAATTTTATCGGTATTGCAGTTTGGATACGCTCCAAACCAAGTTGGCTCTCTACTTCTCTGTTGCTCCAAGCTGATGATTTTTACACCAGCTATCAAGGTGAAATAATTTTCGCCCTCATAGCTAAGGCAAAAGCCCAGCATTTATAGATACTTATTAGCAGCTTCAAACTCAATTTCATAGTTATGATTTGCTTTTTCAATTGCATTTGATAAGCGATTCGCCATTCTTTCAAGTTTCAATCCTTTAGATTTCATTTTCTCAGGCTCAAACATGGCTTCACGATAACTCACAACATCTGAATATGATGCTAGTCGTTCAGTTTGTTTCGAACGTCCATAGTTTTTAAGTTTATTAGCTTCACCTCTTAGTTGCTGAGCTAAGTCAAGAGCTTCCGTTATAGACAACTCTTTTTCATCCCATACAACTTTGGCATATAGGTTTGCTTCGGCCATCAACACTACAAGGTCACGATAATCTTTCCTTGCCACTTCCAACTCTGTTGTAATTTTATCAATAGTTTTTGTTGGTTTAGTGTATGGTTCATCTTTGTCGTGTTCAACATAGGCAACGCTATCTCTTTCTTGCAAGAGTTCTTGAATACGTTTGGAAATAGTATTTCTTAAAGGGAGAGCTTCAAATAGTGCGATTTTTGACATTCACATCTTCTCCTTTTTCGTTAATAAAGCGACTTGCATCTTGCAAGACCCTTTTATACAGGGGCGACACGGATCGAACCTGCCACGCGGTTTTGGAGACCGCATCGCCACCGAGGAACATGCGCCCCTAGGATCGCCTGCGCACCGGAAGGCTTGGAAGCACATTCCGGAAAGTCCCGTAGGCACGCAAGTACAAATAGAATAGTTTTGAAAAGAAAAGACCGAAAATAATCCTTTTCAGTGAAATGGGAGCGGTGATAAAACGCTCAAATGCCAATTCACTTATTTTACGATTATAGAAAAATCGCTAACCCGGAAAAATGCCTCATTCGAATAGTCGAAGGGCAGTATTCAGATGAGGAAGACGCATCCGCCTCATCTAAGTGCAAGCCGAAGTTGTACACCGCAATTAATTTAAGACAATACTGTCACCCATAATAAGACTGTGATGGGTTCACCCTACAAAGTAGTTAAGTAGCAAAGGTCTTATTGACAGTTTTCGTCCGATAATAGTCACTTGCCTGTCTCCCAGAGATACAGACGACCGAGTTAACGTCGATCCCTCGCAAATGACTATTATCCGACCCACTTCAAATTGAAGTGGAGGGAAGGGGAGTAATTATTCTGAAGGGATTAACCCAATACTCCTCATGTACTCTTCCTCTGATGCGAAGAAAAGCTCGATTTGTTCCTTGGTGATCGAGATGTTGCGCTTCTGTGCAATTTTCAAAATCACCTTTTCCAATTCATCATAACTAAACTGCAACAAATGAATAAACCCCTTTTAATTATTGTTTGATAGCATCTTTAAGAGCTTTAGCAGCTTTAAATGCTGGTGCTTTTGTTGCTGGGATTTCAATTTCTTCTCCTGATTGAGGGTTTCTCCCTTTACGAGCCGCGCGCTCACGAACTTCGAAGTTACCAAAACCGTGAATTTTAACTTTTTCACCATCTTTTAGAGCAGATGTGATTACATCAAATGTTGAGTCAACAACCAATTCCACATCTTTCTTGGTTTGTCCTGTAGCCTCTGCAACTGCACCAATTAGTTCTTTTTTATTCATTCTTATTTCCTCCTAAATTTAAGTTTGAATTTGTGTTTCCTACCATAATATAAAAATTTATGTATGGTTCAAAAACGCTTATATACCAAGGGTTTTAGCGTTTTTCTAAAGCGTTACATTTCGATGCTTTCTTACTCTTGTCCTTGTTTTTTCTTTTGCTATTGCGGCTGCACAAGGTAGGCAGTATTTAGATTTGTTACTTTTAAATCTAAATGGAGTTTGGCAATTAACGCATGATTTAACTTTCTTTTGACCAGTGTGTAGATCGTAATAGAGACCGATACTGTCAAACGATCTTATTTTAATAGCCGTTTCTCCACCGGGTTCAATATCATAGATAAAACTTAATTTAATGAATCCTTTATTTCGAATCTCAATTATGTCTTTCGTGGACAACTCTCCAATGTTTTGATGCAGCTTGTTGGCAGTTAGCGAAGTATGAGAAGCATCTATAAGTTCTTTGTATCTTTTGTTGTTTCCACCATAATAGTGCTCTGTCGTATGTTCACCATGTTTTATGTAGTGAACTGTTGAATATAATTTTGCTAAGGCGAGAAGGGTAAAGCAGAGCTTTTTTTGTTGATGATTGATATCTAAACGATCAACAAATCGAAGTTCATTCTCTGTTATATCAATTTCATCTATATTGATTAAAATATTTTCTTTTTTTCTTGCATGATTGAGCACTGAATTAATTTTTTTGTAATATAGCACCCGGCTAAAATTCTCTATGTTTTTTTCACAGAAATCATAAAGGAGTTCTTCTCGTTTTTTAGGCTTATGCCCTAATTCTTTATAATACATAGCCAATAACTTTAATTCATAATTGAGGTTTTTTGAGATAAACCCGTTTTCAATAATTGCTTCCACATATTCCTTCTCTTTGAACTTGAATTTGTCTATCATAGACACACCTTTCTTAGTGAGTAATGTTTATTAAGGTAGTTAATATCACCTTCTTGATCAAGTACAGGGATGTTGAAGCTTTTACGTTTTGCTTTTACGTTTTCAAATATGTATTTGCCATAGAGATGCCATAGAATCTCTTTATTTGAGCTCTTTTCATCAACATAAAATAAGCGAACAAGGTAATTAACTGCCTCGTAAATATTGGAGCAAATATCATTGATTCTTTGTTTGAATAACTCTAGGGAATTAGAGAAATTGCTGCAGAGATCTGAATCATATAAATTTTTATCTCCGCTACTATTTGTTCCCAATGAAAAAGATTGATTAATGCTTTTTTTATGTTTTTGATATACTTTTGCTACATTCCTGTAACGTGATTCATCAAATTCAACGGTATCATTCATATAAAACTGGTAAACTTCATCATCGACATCCTTGTTAACAATGTTTCTAATACCAAAGTCAACGGATTCAATGTACTTACAGAGTCTGTTCATTACACAGTCACTCTCAATCACAGGATTAAACCTTTCAAATAACCTAAGGAATTCATGTTGCTCCTTTGTTTTTCGTTTTACTTTCTTGAGCTCCTGAAGACTAATCCCAAATTTCTGCTTGCAAGTGATATCATAGGTTTTGACATTTTTTTGTATTTGTTTTTAGTTCCTTTGTATAAATAAATAAAAAAATAAGGGTGTTTATCCAATAAGATTTTATTGTAAAATTCCTTAGTTGTCTTAACATTCTCCGAGTCATCTTTTTTGATCTTTTGATAATTAATCCAGCGCGAAGGAATACCTTTAACTTCTCGTCCAATTTTGGCCTTATCAATTTGAGCACTTTGCAATTTGGTACACATTTTTACTCGATTTAATGTGGCGAGATACTCTTCAGAATCAGTATCAAGCTGAGAAAGAAGAGCATAGCCACTCGTGCTTTTATTGGTGATTGAACCAATAATCGAGCCAAATGAAAAAAGGTCTGCATTGAATAAATCTTCCTCAGTCAAAACCTTTTTGGTTGAAGTGGGAGGGGTGTAGGCCACTGGCAACTCATCTTTATAAACCCCTTTTAATACTGTTTTATCCGAAGTTGTTGCAATAATGTCATAGTCAAAATCACTACCAGCCCAATTCATTGTTTCCGATCCATGCACATTCACAATGATGCCTGTGTAATTATGTCTGTACCAATAATCCAACTGCTCATTTCGTTTTAGATTCAAAATCAAATGTTCACTGCGATAGGTGAGGGGAGCGCGCATACTGTCAACATATTTGACCCCTTTTTGATTCCAATAATTTGAGTAGTATTCACGCTTACCTAAAAGCCCTGTTACCTCTAGCCCACAAACGTGCTGCATCATCGCATAGGGATCGCTAACAAGAGTCTGGAAGTTGCCATCTAAGATTATGTCCCCAAGGCATCCGCGTTGGATTTTCTTTTTCATTAAGTCATAAATTTTCTTTTTTATGTATTTGTCGTTGATTAAGTCAGGATTAACTATTAAAGACTTAACCCAATGATTATCAGATTTCTCCATGTAATTCATAATTTTTTCGTCTGTGACATCAGTACCCAGCAGAAACAAGATGGTGTAATAGATGTTGCCTGAATTGACCCCGGTTATCCAGTTAACAAATTTCTCACAGATCTTTTCAATGTCTTCATGGTTTAGATTCAGAGTCTGTAAAAATTGATAGTTCATTTTCAAAATGTCTTTATCTTTTTTGGGGCTGTGCAGTGAAACTCCCCATTTTAAGTTATTCTTTTTACAGTTATTTTCATAAACCTCAATGGAAGGGAAGCTGTCCCAGAGTTTGAATTGGCTTTCAGTGAGGATAACATCAATATCCCTTAAATCCACAATTTTTGGGTTCCCGTCAGAGTCTTTATAAGATGTTCTGATTCTATAATTCCAATTGTTTACTTTTTCGCAAAACTCATGAATAGGGAAGGTATTTAGCATTCCTTTAATAAAGTTCTGTCTGATACACCATTGCGCTGGGACATAGTCTAAACCTAATTCCTCTGCCCACTTTTTAGCCATTTCGTAGCTAATTAAACCTTGTCCATCAAAACGGTTAAATGATTCAACAATATCCTTAATTTCAATAATGTCATCATCTTCATAGTCTGTTTCAGTTACAAAGTTCACTTTAACTTTTGTATCGCTATAGTAATCAGGAACTAAGCAAAATCGCGGAGTACTAACCACTTGGGTAGCACTGCCAGATAACCCCTTATAAGCATTAAATTTAGAAGGGACTAGGGCTTTGTTTAAATCTCTTCCGTTATCCAGAATTTGATTAAGTCTTTTGGCAGTCTCTTCTTCGATAAATACAACAGTTGAAACCCTTGCTTGTCCCGCGGAAGACGAGAATCGAATAAACTTTTTATTATTTAAAGTGAGTCCATTTTTATGTAAATATTTATAATGACTGGGATGATCCATTTTAATTGTTATGTATTCTGGAATAAACAGAATTTCATTAATTTCATTTTGGATACCCTTCAACTTCTTTGAAATATCCTGTGAATGATTTAGTCTTTGTAAAGTTTCCTTCTCTTTGTTAAGTAATTCAAGGTATGTGTAGTCAACTTCCCTGTTTTTTATGTCCCTAATAGATCTTAAAATTTGATTATCAAATAAAGCAATAACTTCGTTGTACTCTTGAGCTTCTTCGAATGATAATGATATGTTATAGCCAAATTCTTTAAGTCTAGAAGAGTTGAACTTGTATGTATAAAACTGTTTATTCTCCAATAAAGCATTTCTCCTCTTTGTTCTTTTAATTCGTATTATATTTTAATATCAGTTATGTATGATGAAAGCTCATCCAGTAAAGCATGAATATCCTCGTCAGTTGCATTACAGGAACAAGACGAAAAGGTTATGTCTTCAATCCAAGGGTTCCTTTCTAAAACTGCTTTAATGTGTTTTACCTTTTCTGAAGGAGATAAGCAAACACCATTACCAAATTCATTTTCAAAGACTCTTTTTAATTCGTTTAATTGCTTGTTCGAAATCCGATCATTAAGGGCTGCTTCTTTTCTAATAAACATGAATTCTTTTTCACTCAATCTTTTAATCTTGTTTCTTGTATTCCCTACAAAAGCTGTTTCCCCTATAGACAATTCTCGGTTAATTTCTACTCGAATAGTGTATGTATCACCGTTATTATTTACTTTTACGTCTTCTGTCAAGGTGTAACCTTCAGTATTATTTAGTAACATGAAGCTCCTCCTGGTTTGTCTGTTTATTTTTCATTAACATCACTCCTGTTTATGTAATCTCTTTAGACTTAACTTTCTTAAAATCCCCTTACATTTCATCACCCTCCGTTCATTTTTGTTTATTATATACTTTTAATTAGTTTTTGTCTATATATTTTGAGTTGAATTATTCATCCAACTCAATTACTTCAAATAGATCTGTTAACTCGCAAGGGGAAGAGAATTGGCTATTATGTGCTTTTCCTTAGGTAAAGCAGAGAGTTTAGAATTTAGTTATAATAATGCTTGAAGGTGGTTAATTAAACAACAAACAGATGTAGCCTTAAAGTGCTGATATTATTAGGAAACAGGAAAGATGCATACAGTAATTGAAAGGGGATGGTCAGAACAGAGCGTCTTTTTTAAATCTAAATGATAAGACAGTGTTAGAAAGTTAGAAAAGGGGAGACTTCAAAATGTTTATGCTCAAAGATATTGCAACAAAAATAAGGGACTGAGAATAGTTACTACACCAGTCCCTTACAAATAACAATCTATTACTTTACCATTTTGTCTAATAATTTTTCATCATACTTTGATATATCATTAATATCAAAACCGACAAACTCTTCAAACTTATCATCACTAAAACAAAAAGAAAGGCCAAAAGCGTTAAATGTTTTATTCACTTCTTTATCAGATAATCTGAGACTATAAACTACACTTTCATTATCTTCATTCAAAGACTTGGAATAGATTTTTTTTGTGCCCGCCAATTCTTTCAAAGCATGTGCAGAATCCCCAAATAACTCTATTCCAACAATTCTATCCTCCACGTCAACATCAAGCATGATATCCTCATTGACCTCTAATTCATCTGTAGACTCAATTTTAATTTTCCTGGAAGGGGGTAAAACATATATATATCCTAATTCAGCTTCTTTATCATAAGTTATGAAAGATCTCATTGGAACCTCCTTATTATTTCCAACGTGCTTTTGGTTTTTTTGAACGGTAAGTAGTCGTTAAAGTGTTCCCTTTTTTCGCTACAGCTACGCCTTTATAATAATAAACTGTTGATTTATATTTTGGATCATAATATTTTTTCCCTTTTCTAATGGCATCGAGCACATCACCAGGAGAAATATTTCGTTGAACCATGCGTACTACCAAATGAAATGAAGGTTTAAGTGCTTTAATTCCAAATTTTTTTAACAAAGATTTAACTTGAGAAAGTATGACCCTAGCTGCTAATCCTGCAAATTGTCCCTCAACTTCATAAGTTAATTGTTCATCATCAATATCTTGATCCATCTGATCAAGAATCTCTTGGTCTATATCTGGATTAATAGTGTCTATATAGGCTAAAGTTTCATCATCAATTAGTATATCTGATTCTGACAAATCCTCTATCAGCTTTTCAGCTTTTTTCACTTCTTCAGTCGTTGGGTTAGTGTTTTCATTTTCTATGTAAGACACTAATTTTTTATCTTTTATTAAGTCATCAATATCAAGGTTCAGCAACTCTTTGTCAGATAGACTTGTCAGGTTTTTAGGTTGAGTTATTTCTTCTGGTGGTGTGTTACTCTCAATTGCTTGCGCCGCTGATGTTCCAATAATACTAAAGAACATTACCAGAGCGGTTAAAAAGAAAATGAACTTCTTTGAATTTTTAATCATTTTTCTCCTCCTAATATTAAAAAATTCTAGATTATTATACCATGGTTGGGTTATTATTCAATAGTGAACAGGGATTTTTATTCTTAATTTCATAAAAAAAGGAGAAATAAATGAAAAAAGTATTAATTCTATTATTATTTTGCTGTGTTATTTTTTTGTTTTGTCCAATTTTTGAGACATATGGATTATCCGAGGAAGAATATTTAAAAAATCAATACAGAGAAGTTAAAACAATCAGAGAGAAATATAATCTAAAGGGAGAAGGAGTCTCAATTGCTCTACTTGATTCAGGCATTAGTAAAAAAAAGAACCAAATAACTATCAAAGGGGGAATATCATTTAAAGAAACGGATAATTACGTCGATTTAAATGGGCATGGGACACATATAGCAGGGATTATTAATTCAATTGCTCCAAAGGCAGATATATATGCTGTAAAGGTTTTAGACAAAAAACTTTCAGGGAGTTATGATGATTTAATTAAAGGTATTCAATGGGCAATTGCCAATAATGTCGATATCATCTCTATGAGTTTAGGAGGTGACAAAAAGTCTGAAAGCTTACATAAAGCTATAAAAGAAGCACACCAAAAAGGGATCGTTGTGATATCATCTGTAGGGAATAATGGATACTCTGTAAATGATACAGTTACATACCCAGCTAAGTATGATGAGGTCTTAGGTGTTGGGGCTCTAGGAAAAAATAAGAAAAAATGGTTTAGGACTAGTCGAGGAAATGGCATTGATTTTTTGGCGCCAGGAGAAGAGATATTAAGTAACTCTTTGAATGGAAAATATATAAAAAGAAGTGGAACTTCAATCTCTGCAGCATATGCGACAGGTGTTGTTGCTCTTATGATAGAACAGAATAAGAGTTTATCAAATGATGAGATTAAAAATATTCTCTCTCAAACAGCTATACCTCTTGGAAGTAAATATGAATATGGCCATGGAGTGTTAGATATTAATAACGCTTTAGATCAATCTAATAAAATAAGATGGTTTAAAAATTTAAAAACAGGAGGAATTGTTTTTGGATTTTTAACTTTAGTAACTTGTTTCTTCTTTATTCGAAAAAGCCGTAACAGAAAAGTTTTATTAGAAAGAAAATGATGCGGAAGGGATATTGCGAAAGAGGAACATAAATAGAAAGGGACAGAAATGACTGTCTCTTTTTGGTTATCATGAAGTTAAATTTGAAATTAATGTTATCGTAATTGAATAAGAAAAGGGAAGAAAAGACAGTAGCTGCGAGGAATTTATGTATTATCTATTTAGGGAAGAAGATGAGTGAATCGTAAAGCCCCTGATGTAGAAGAAAATGAGATCAATTAGAGTGAGAAGGAGAGTGTATTAGAGAAAAACAAAGGGATGAAAAGTGTTGAGATGAAAGGGTTTTACGATAGCGAATACGATTGAAATAGACTGAATTCGAAAAATAATCATGGTGTGGAAATGGAAGTGCTAGGGGAATATTCGTTCCCTTTTTTGTTATTTTGGATGTTAATATACCCCCCCTATATAGCCTAATATATGGTATCCATTTACGGTTATAAGGGTAGTTATAACTTGATTTATTGAATCTTGATTCAGAAAAAAAGTGAGAACAATATAATGTTAAAAAGTCAACCATTTCAACAAAAAATTTTAAAAAAATTGAAACTGTAATCAAATGAGAGAGCACACTCTTTTTTAATAAAGCATCGTTTGGATAACAGCGGGCGGCGAGTCGAAGACTTATTTTTTATCTAACACACTTATACCAAATAATAACCCTTTCCCCTTACCTATATTATTCTCTAAAAAACAAACAAATTAAAAGAAGTGTATTGACTATCTTTAATAGTCATGATACAATTTAAATATAGTTAAGCGATACATATATAACTGAAAGAGGAAATGACAATGAACAAGAAAACAATGTGAGAAGTCTAGAAAGCGTTCATTAAGATTTATCCAAACAGGCAAATGGTTTAAAGAGTTTGCACATGCTGAACATAATAATGATCTAAACGTTATGACTCTTTTACGTTTCAGTTGGGGTTTAGATGATTCGACGAAACAATGGGCAAAGTATCGCCTTTCAGTTGCGAAAGGGGAGTGTCAGGAAATCGAAGCAACACGAAGACTTAAAGAGCTAGTAAAGAAACATCGAGAATCAAGAAAGGAGAACACACAATGACACAAAAGCAGATATATTATTTCAACAGTTACGATGTATTAAAGCTATCCAATAAAGAATGGAATAACGACATACGGAAACATTACATAATGTACAAGCAACTAAAAAACGTTGAGACTATCACAGAAGAAGACATAGACAACCTACTTGAAAACAATTATAATTTTTGGGTTAAGGTAATAACTGAAAATCCTGTATTCAATAAAGGACAGGTGCTTGTTGAATTAACGTTACTTTACAATAACAAACCTATTTTAGGTTATATAGATAAACAATATTATAAAAACAAATTAAAAGTATATAACTCAGTTTTATAACTGAGTCTTTTTTATTTCCATTTTGACCACACTCACAGCCCCACAGACAAGCTTTAATCTATTCCTAGTATATTTGTATTCATTACCGCTAATCCTTATCAGATCAAGCCATAAGCAACAAATAAAACCGTCCATAAAACCACATAATATACTTTTAATTGGTGTTTAAATATGATATAATTATAGGTATAGAAAGGAGGGGAAAACATTGTGTTTGATAGGGTAGGTGTTGTGTTGGCTATTGTCTTATCTCTTTCAACGCTGACAATCAATATACTAACCATTATTGAGAAGTTAGCCGCAATAAGAAACAAGACAAGCCATAGACAGCAAAGAAAAAAGCGTATACGAAAGCGAAACCGGGCAAGGCACCGCAGACGTACACGCCTATAACACAGCAGGCTAGAGGAGTAATCCTCTAGCTTCACCTACAGTATAACATAATCAAACACAATTTAAAACATGAAACGTATTCCATTATGGGTTACTCATTTATTGTTTATTGTATGCTTTGTTCTATTCCTGTTCAACAAACAATACTTCAGCAGCACAACACAGATCATTATTTATACGGTGTTTATTGTTACGCTTGTTCTAATTGCGGTTTCATGGTTTGTTTACTTTGGAATCAAGCGTAATCAAAAAAGATGAGTGATGGTAATCGCTCATCAATACATATAATAATTAAAAGGATATAGTGAATGAAAGGCATTGAAGTATATAGGCAGTAGTTCAAATGTATTCAAAAGATGGGAACAGCATGTGACTGATCTGCACTATGGGTTGCATCATTCACACCTGTTACAAAAAGATTGGAAAAAATACAATTTGAATGATTTCATTTTTGAAGTGTTGGAATATGTTGAGGACAAGAAAGACTTATTAAAAATCGAACAAATGTGGATAGATGGGGAAGATGTATCTACCCTTTATAATGTTTTAACTTCAACCACGATTCACAGCATTTCAGCACCATCTAATATTATGGAAGATGTGTTCTTTTGCAATAACATTCCCAATGAAACTAAACAACTTTTAAGAAATAATCTAAAAATTCATGAGAAAAAAGGAAAGCTTCTTCAAAGCGGCAACAGTAAATATGATTACAGTAAAACATGGTTCACCAAAAATGCTGAGGATGTGCGGCAATTAAAATGGAATATGAATAATTATTTTTATAATCAGACCAGTTCAAAAAGTATAGAACGTTGCTGGACAACATTCACACAGTTTGCTAGACAATTAGAATTCAAGGGGAATAAAAAAAGATTTGTTCCACTCAATGGACAGTTATCAGAAAAGGAAAGGAAAAATTATTTATGTTTTGCAGCTAACTGTTTTCCTAACTCATTTTTAACTAGGAAATATAAAGAACTATCGAACTTAGATGAGGATACATATGCTTTATCATTAATGCTGAATTGGATTGTAAATTGTGGGGATATTAAGAACCCTATAACCATATTTGTTCCTTCACTTAGAATGGAGAAATTATTGTTACAATGGTTAAAAATAATAATTAAAAGGGGGTATAGAATGGCAAGTATTAAAGTTGTGGATTCAATTATGGGGAGCGGTAAAACATCGGCCGCAATCAATCTAATGAATAACGCTAGTAAAGATGAAAACTTTATATTCATAACACCATACTTGAATGAAGTTGAACGTATCAAAAAAAGCGTAAATAATAGACAAATGTATGAACCAAAGGTGAAGAAGAAAGGAGACAAAACACAATATAAATTTGAATCATTACATGAACTCTTATCACAGAATAAAAACATTGTTGCCACCCATAACCTTTTCAAAAATGCAAATGATGAAACAAAGGAGCTTATTCTTTCAGGGAATTATACTTTAATATTAGATGAGGTCATGAAAGTTGTTGAGCAATTACAAGTAAAGAAACATGATTTAACCACATTGTTTGATTCTGAATTAATTTATGTTGAGGACGAATTTGTCAAATGGAATGAAGAGAAAAAGGACTATGAGACACGATACGATGATATACGTGACATGGCTTTAAATAATAATCTAATTTACTTTAAAGATAATATATTGATATGGAATTTCCCTTCAGATGTATTCACTTTATTTAATGAGGTATACATACTTACATATATGTTTGATGCACAAATTCAAAGGTATTATTACGATGTAAACAACATCAAATATCAAAAATGCATCACTGAATTTAAAAACGGACAGCATACATTTACTGAATATAATAATGAATATGAGAAAAAGCTCAAGGAAAAAATAAGGAATAAGATTAATATTTATGAAGGGAACTTAAATGCGATTGGGCAATTAGACTTTTCATTGTCATCCAGTTGGTATAAAAATAAATCATCTTATACACTCAAAAAAGTGAAGAATAACGTATTTAATTATTTTAATAATATAGTCAAGTCAACAAGTAACGAAGCAATGTGGACAACATACGCAGAACATAAAAGCAAGATCAAGGGTAACGGTTATACTAAAGGTTTTGTTTCATGTAATGCAAGAGCTACAAATGAATTTATACATAAAAAACACTTAGCGTATACAATAAATAGATATGTTAATACTATTCTATACAACTATTTTAAAGAGAAGTATGACGTATCAATTGATCAGGATGCTTTTGCATTATCTGAATTACTTCAATGGATATGGAGGTCAGCAATTAGAGAAGGTGAGGAAATTACATTATTCATACCATCTTTAAGAATGAGGAAGTTGCTCATAAACTGGTTAAATGGATAGGTAAAGAGGAAAAACCTCTTAACCATTTGAAAAAGTTCAGTCATATCAATGGTTTTTGAGCCTAACTCTTTAGAAAAGACGAAAATAATTTAAATATATAAATTAAAAGAATAGAAAGAAAAACCTTGGGATGCTGACAAACATTTAAAACAGCTTCGCTGCCTTAAATGTTTTGGTCTGCACCATCCCAAACCCTTCACAGACTTATAAATATAATTACATACAAATTAAAAATATTAATAAAAAATAATTGACTATCTAAAATAGTCATGATAATATAATAATAGATCAAATGACAAATTAAAAGGAGTTGTTTAAAATGGCATTATCTATTTATGATAAAAGAACGGCAAAGGTTGAAATTATGGGAGAGCTTAAAAAAAGAGGCTGGAAGGTATATGGATATAAACAAGACAAAAGCGATCCAATGACTGACTATTTTGATCCCGCATCATGGGATGGTATTGCAGAAAAAGACGGATACATAATTCTTATTGATATTTGCAAATATGATCTAGGTAAATCAGGCAAAAAGGTAACGAAAAAAGGTTACACTATTGATCATGCTAAAATTGCAAAACTTCAAGCAACAATTAACGATAGTGCAGCAAGTGAAAACGAAAAAGAAACGTCTAGAAAAATCATTGAAAAAATGAGACAAAAAGAAGAAATGGAAACTGTTGTTGTCTCTCAGTATCCAGTTTTTAAACATGCCAATCCAAGTCGAACAAATTGGCATATCGAAAAAGACGGGGAAATCATTGCAAAAGGTAATCGCGCTTTTTCTTTCTTTGATTGGAATAATAAAGAAGAATCGCAAGCTAAACTTGTGAAATTCATCGACGGTTTAGAAAACAAAATCAATGAACAATCAAAGCTAATTCCAGTTAAAAAACAAGTTGTCAAAAAGGTTGTAAAACCTGTATCAATTGATCTGACTATTGAAGAAGCTCAAGAGGGACAAACATACCTTGTAATTGATAAGCCTTTGACATATGGCGTACAACAAGGATACGTTTATAAATTAACCAGAAAACAAGAGTTTAACGGGAAATTGTCTGTATCTTTCATAAGAATGAATAAAAAATTAAATAAAGAGCTTACTGGCTCAAGCAATTCAGCGAACACTGCTTACTTTTCCGAAACTAATTTCAAAAGACTACTTGAAAAAGGATGCTTTCACTTTGCAGAGTTGAAAGAGGTTGAAGAGGTAACAGAAAAGACTGTATATGTAAAGGCAAAAAGAGACACAGCTCAAAAAGAAAACCTTTTAACAGGTGATTCAGTCGAAACAACAAACGAAACAGTAGAGGAAAACGCTCAAGGAACTGCAGAAAAAGAAACAACAGTTACATATACACTGAACGAAGAAAAAAACGGTGTTGAAATCCGTTTTAGTTCTAAACCATCTGAAGAGATACGGGAGCAGATGAAAGCGGCCGGGTTCCGGTGGTCACGTTATTCTAAGTGTTGGTATGCCAAACAATCAGATAGTACAATTTCACTTGCTAAGGAACTAAGCTCGAATGATCTTAAAAATCAAGAAAACGCCTTTGAATATCCTGAAATAGATATTGATGATATCGAAACATATGTAATTGATCAAAAGTTACAAGACCGCGAACATGATGCACATTGGATTTTTAGAACAACCAAAAGAGATCATACAAAGGAAATCCAAAACCTGTTTAATTCTTGGAATGATGAGGTTAAAAAGCTAATAAAAACAACTGATAATCAAAGTGTGTCATACCATCTAAAAAAGGACTTGCAGCGGTTCAAAAAGCGTTATTATGATCTGTGCGTGAAGCATTTAACCTTAAAAGGGAATAACCCTTCTTGGGTAGTTACTGGACGTTCTGGGCGTAATATGAGCAGATACAATAGATTAATGGATAGAGAAAATGCCGTGATGCTTCAGCTTGCAGAAATTCCAGAGGAATTTAAAAAAAAGCTATCCGAAGCAAAGGACAGAATTAGACATACAGAGAAAGAAAAAATCAAAAAACAGGTTTCCAAGATTGATAACATTATTGAGTTTAAAGCAGAAGATAAAGAATTTAATTTCATGAATCATCGAGAGAAAAAGCGGGCTTATGTTTATGGTGAGTGGTTTATTTGCAAGACATGGGGAGCGTTTCGAATCTTTTTTAAAGACAGGGAAGTTCATACAATGTTGACCACAGAAACCTTAAATGACGTTAAGAAATACGCGACATATTTAATAAGTCAATACAACTCAAAAATACCATTAACAAATTAAAAGAAATATATTGACTATTTAACGTAGTCATAGTATAATAAAATCATAAGAGAAAGCGTTATAGAAAAACACAACAAACAAATTAAAAGTAAAATAATACTGGATATCTCGAGTGGAAAATGGAGAAAAAAATGAGAAATAAAAAGTTAATGGAAAAAGTAATTGATTTAGATACTCAGGTACTACGAACAAGAGAGCAGAGTTTGAGGGTAATGACACAAATCGCAATAATTAGACAAGCGTTTGGAGTTAAAAACGATGAAACTAACCAGCCCGTCAGAGACTATGAACGAGATGTTATTTTATCCGATGATGAAATCAGAAAGCAATTCAATGAGGTATTAAATTGGCTAAACTTATCTAAAGAAAGAAGTGATTTAGGGGATGTAAAAGAGTTTGAAAATAGAGTTCACTATTTTATTGAGGCAGTCAGATTTTTTAATACTAGCTTAGCAGATGAATTTGAAACATATGTTAATTGAGAATGGAGCGGTTAAAATGACAAAACAGTATATCATTAAGGATCTTCAAACAGGAGACTTTTCACACCATACTACGCTAAACGATATTTTTGAGGACTTGGTTCAAGATTATCTTTCTAATGATTGGACTGATGAAGAAGCCGGGGAGCTCGTAACAAAATTTAAACAGTACACAGAAGATGAAAAAATAGATTTTGTTCAAGACGAGTATGAATATAAATTAATTGCATATCCTACTCCGCAACAGATAGCAGAGTGGGAGGAGTTCACCGGGAGGAAATGGGAAGAAGCCAAAGAACCTAACAGGGTGTTTGTCATCTATACTCTGCATATTCGGGACAGAGGGAGAGAAGGGCACACTTGGGGCATTAAAGGTGTGTTCTACGATCGACACGAAGCAAACAAAAAAGCTATCGCAATAAGGAACGAACATATAGAAGAATGGTACACTTCTAAAAACGACAATTCTTATGAAGTATACGAGTTTATGAAAGGCTTATATACTAGCAGTGTAGAGAGTGATAACAGTTCTTTTGAAATCAGTGTAACAGAAGAATATTGCGAGTAAAGATATTTTACATAGATAGGAAGGATTTAACAATGACAAACAACGAAAAATTATTAAACGCATTAATGCAGTTCAAAAATTCAGCATATGAAATCCGGGAGTTTTGGGAGCAAGCCGACAGCATAACAGATAGTAAACTTTGTGATGATTACCCCCGTTTCCCAATGATTTTAACGAAGTTGTTGAAAAGATAGGCGACTGGGTAATGACACAAAAAAGATTATTAAAACAATAAATTAAGGCGAATTAAAAGGATATTTATAATAAGAAAGATATAACAGACATCGCATTACAGTCGTGGCGGCGACGTTAAATAGGCATTAAGCCGCCAGCGTTCCCCTCACTGGGGAGGTTGCAACAGGAATAACTCTATATTATTCATGCAATAAAATACAAATTAAAAAGAAAAGGGATGTTAGTATGAATGAAATGGATTTAATTCATGCGTTTAAATCCATGCTAATGGTAGCTAGAGAATACGAACTAAAAATTGATGAGAAGTACGAAGAATTAGAAAATGTGCTTTTAGAAGAGTATGACTTAGAAGTATTTCATACGATGGATCACGACATGATGGATAGTATGGAAAACGTGTATCAACTATTAAATAAATAAAATGCATATTTTATAAAGAATGGGGAGATTAAAATGAACACAGGCGGGATCATGGCAGGCTCAGGAAAAGGGAAAACAATCAAGTGTAAATGCGGTATCTGCGGGCAGCAGTTCTCTATTGTAGGATCAAACTAAATAGGAGCTTATCGAACACCACCTTTACGCAACATTGAGCTATTTAATGATTTAAACCACACAATGTTTAAAGATATTGAAGATGTTGCAAATCATAATAATTCGCTTCCTAATGATTTTGCAGTTAGTATAGAGAATCTTATTAAAAATAGAGAAGAATAGGTGATTGACTACAGTACCGTCTTGGAATTTTATCTGAATAAAACAGCAGTTTCATTCAGATTACATATGATTGTATAATATAGGAAAACTAAAGCGGAGGAACAGGTTATGAAAATCATTAATTTTAAATTTGATGTTTCTTACTTTGAAATTTACGCGGAGTTTTCCAGTGAATCAGAATTTCACCAGTCAGACTATGACATACAGATGGATTTGTTGATGATGACTAAAGCTATTCTAAAGGCTGCGGGCTATTCAAATTATTTAACAGTGGATACATATATGAAAGACATTGATCGAAATTCTGTTTTCTGTTCTTATCAACTTGAAAACAGTTAAAAAAATTCAGCACTAAAACAGGGAGCTATAGGCATGTAAAAATTCACACCGCAAAACTAAATAAAACATGAATTTTAAACAAATAATTTGTTATAATTTTTGAAAAAGAAGGGGTGTTTTCATGAATTTGACAAGCTTAACAGGTGTACATATTTCACATGATGAAGCAAGGGAGCTTATAGAAACGGTATTCCCTAACATATTGAATCAGATTGAATACAAATTTCAAAGTGCTACATTATACGGAGTCGGAAATGTAGATCCAGAAGATGTAAACCTAATAGTGGGGACTTATAACACTGACAACAAAGTAATAAAAATTATTGATACCCAAGATCATGATAAGATGATACAAACAATTATCCATGAAATTGGCCATGCTATTCATTTTCAATTATTACAAGGCCAAAAATTTGTCTTCTCCACAAATAACAAAAGCAAACGAGCCGAATTCAACTATATGGAAGACTTCGCAGAAGCATTTAAAGATTGCGTTTTACATCTTTATCATAATAAAGAGATAACCAGAAGGGATAAACAGATGATGAGTATTATAAAACCAATTCAAAGGAGCGGCATAAATGAACTTACATAACAACCTATTCCACGAAACGAGAGAACAAATCAAATCATACTTACCCCAGAATCCTGTGACATGGTCAAAGAATGGGGGACGCAGGAGCAAGTGCAGAGGGATATTTTGAGTTTGAAAAGGAACACCACGGCAGCATTAACGAATATATTTCTTGGCGTGTAAAGTCGCCTTACTTTCATTAAAAACTAATTAAAATAACAATCATCATTATAGATTGATTCTGATCTTGAATAAAAACATTATTTTATGAAAAATTTATTTCTGAAGAGAAGGGTTAATACTGTAAAGTGTATAACAGCTTCTGTCTTTTATTGCGGGCAAATTTTGATACGCAAAGGGATTTTTTAAGATACCACCTAGCTCAATAAAAAATTAAAACAGTATAACAGCAGCGTATAAAAGTTGCGGGCAATTTTTGCAGAAACGATATAACAGCCAACCCGAAAAGTCGCGGGCATTTTCTGAAATAGGAAAATTCTGATTGACGTTTTTAAATAGTCAAAGTAAAGTTGTATAAGAGGTGAGAAAAATGATTAGATCAAATTTAAAGGCGATTGCAGACGAAGCAGGAATTTCAATTTCTCGGTTAAGTGCCGAAATAAATCATGGAAAAGAAACCGTTAGAAAAATGTACAACGATGACATGGAACGATACCCAAGGGAATTACTTGATAAGCTTTGTAAACATTTCAATTGTGAACCAGGTGATTTAATAAAATTCGAAAAAGATGAGTGAATTTTAAAGTGTCTGAATAAAACCATACTTTTATTAGAAAACAAAACTGAACAACTTATAGTCTTTGAAAGGAAGGATACAAGATGCCAGTATGGAGACATGAGATTAAGATTAAGCAATACTTGACACATGAAGATTCAGATCAGGCTGTACATCAATTTGTTACAAACGCACTTCCTAAATTAAAATTTGTACTTAGAAGAGAAGAAAGACAAACTGACAAAGGGGACAACCGCGCTCTTGATGTTTTGTTTCTTGATGACTTCAAAATGGTTGTTGAGAATTTCGAATGGATTAAAGAATCAATTGAACATGGTGAAGATCCTACAGAATATGATTTTAACAGCTGGGTTGATGCTTTAAACGAATACCTGGATTGTCTATATGATATTGGTGATGCTGTTACAATTTCAAGGGATTCCAGAAATAACGATGAGAAATTTTTGTGGGTTTCTTAAGTCATTGAAAAAGGATGATATATCAAATGGATAACAGCCCATCAGTTAGAACGTTAATTTTTTCCGCACATGTCCAGAGATTGAAAGAGCTGCTGTCTAAACTGCCTGATGAGTCAATTACAAATGAAGAACTACGCGAATTGGCCAAACTTCATATAGAGTGTATAGAGATGTCTGCACATGTTGTAGAGGAAGCAAATCGAATTCTTTTGGAGGCTAATTTGATTCCTGATTCCGATACTAAAGAAATGAATGAGCTGCTACATAAGATCAAGGAAAGCAACAAAGGTAAGAAATATTTTTAGAAGAAGGAAGCGGGGGAGTATTTATGGAGCAGAAATATAGAGTGATCAAGGATATTCCGGAAGGATGGGAAACAGGTGCCACATCAGGGGATGTATTAACCGTAAAGCCTTGGGAAGGAGAATTGACCTTGATGAAAGGTGATAAAGCTGTATGCGATACTGATTCTGAATACGCTAAAGATTATTGCGAAGAGATTGAATAAAACCAGTCTTTTAAATAAGGTGAAAGGATAAGGGCAGATCGAATGACTATTGCGTTGTATGAAAAAGCTAATCATTTGAAAAGACAAATGTTAAAGTATGAAAAGTTTGACGATTCAGTTAAAAAGCTAGCCTATGAGATTTATTGTGAATTAGAGCAAAAACCTGATTATAGTAAGCCAAATAATCAAAAGGTTAAACGAGCTGAAGATGAAGAAATTAATTTAAATTTCTTTTCAAATAGAGAGCGAGTAGATTTTTTAATTGAATGGACATTAGATTTTTCGCCGATCCTCAATATCATTAATGAGCAATGTGTTTTTCCTTTAGAACAGACTTGTGATAATGACTTTGATACTTTTATAAGGAATGTTTATAATGATTATTTCTCAGAACTTCGCAAGCTGCCAGTTACAAGTACGTTTGATTCATCAATAATTAATCAAATGGAGAAATTCGGACAAAGTATTGTTAATACAATTGAGTTGTATTTAGACGGCTCCCCCAGTGATGCATTTGGCAAGTTTAAAGAAGCGATGAAAATACTTTCAGAAACTGTTGACATAGAAAAAGTACTTTTGCATGAAAATGATGCAATTCGTGTCCCGGAAACATTTTATAGGATGAGGATTGGCAAAAACGAATTCTTTACTAGAAAAGAGATGTTCCACATTCCATTTGAAAAAAGAGGAATTATACAAACAAATCGATATAGCATTCCAGGATTCCCCTGTCTTTATTTAGGGAGCTCGTCTCTTGTTTGCTGGGAAGAATTAGGAAGGCCTGATTTAAACACAGTCCAAACATCAGCTCTCAATTTAAAAGATTCAAAAATAAAAATAATGGATTTAAGCATATCTCCTAAAGAAGTAGCAGACCGTGTGAAAGAATACTATGAACTAACCTATGGCGGCAAGACTAAATTTAACTTTAACTATTTCTTTATGACTTGGGTTTTAATTGCTGCTTGTTCTGTTAAAGTGAGGCATCCAAAGAATGTATTTAAACCAGAATATATTATCCCACAGTTTTTGCTTGAGTGGATTAGGCAAAGCTCTGACTTCCGAGGAATTTGTTACTTGTCAACAAAATATAAAAGCAAGTCATCAAATGACTACACTATTTATAAAAATTATGCTTTTCCTGTTCAAACAAGAAAAAAGAAGGGGCATTGTCAAATTCTTCGAGAAGTATTTGAAATATCTGAACCTGTTCCATGGCAGACATTTTATAGAGAACGACCAGAAACAACTTCTTTGGGTAATTCAATTTATATTGATGAAAGTGTTCAATTGATCGACGATATTGACATTCTTTATAAAGATACAGACTTCGCAAGACTAGAAGAGCTTTTAAAAAGAAAATCCAAAACAATCATCTAAGGTTAAAATAAAATGACAATTTTACAGGAAGGATGTTATTGAAGTTTTCATTATTAGACAATGCAGTTGATTCGTTAAGGTCTACATTCATTTCTCTTGGAAAGATTACTGAATTAATTGATGGACAAGATCATCATATTAAAGATGCAATTTTATCTTTAAATCACGCAAATGAACTGCTTTTTAAATATCTGTTGAAAAAAGATAGAGAATATCTAAATTCGTATATGAAAGCTAAAGAAGATATGAAAAAACGGGATAAGAAGAATATCTTTGAAGTTGCTCCTAACCTTCAAACTGTGGGCTTCAGCGAAGCAATAAAAAGGCTCGAACTTTTATGCGATATTGAAGTTCCTGAAAAATTGAAGAAAAGTTTAATGTATCTAAACAAAAAAAGAAATGAAATTATGCACTATGAACTAAACCTGCATGAAGGAGAATTACTAACATTAGTGTCTTCTCTTAGTGAATGTTACGAAGTTACTGTGGAGTATTTCTCTACTCATGAGGAACACTTTGAAGATATGGTTGCCATGCAAGATTTGAAATTTCTATTGATGATCATCCTTTTAATGATCCAGATGTGGAAGCGATGCGCGAAGAGGCGTATACAGATTGGCTTGAAGATAATTACAATGAAAAGTGAATAAAAGAAGCATTTTAATCAGTTTAGTGCAACCTTTCCTATTTCTATCCGTAAGATAGGTAAATGTGTTAAACCAAATATGAGGGGGATACTTTGCAAATGGGGAGAGGCAACGCTAATTTTGAAAAAGCATTTTATAAAGCGTCAAACGGCAAAATGTCGGAGATACAAGCGAAAAATGTAACTGAAGAAATGAAAGCAAGGAGGCAGGTTTTTTATTGTCCAACTCCAAAATGTGAAGCGAAACTAAGCCATAATAAAGGTCGTGGTAAAAATCCAAAGCCATATTTTTTTCTTCGAAAATTGCCTAACGGTGAAAAAAATACACATGCAAAAGGTTGTAAGTTTTATATATTAGATGAATATGTTGATATAGAAGAAACTGTTAAGATCAGAAATAAATATGATGGAGTGAAATGGGAAGTGCCCTTGGAAGATGGTGATTATCCTCAATCCAATACCAATAAAAGTAAAACAAATGTTCCTACTATACAACCCAGCCGCAACAAAAACATTTCATATTCAAGGTCTATTAAACCCAATATCATGAGAATAAATAATACGCGCGCGTGTCTTGCTTTACGTAATGAACTAATTCATGAAGAAGCAGAAATAAGGCAGAAAATAAATCAGGAATTAAAAGACCAGGGGATTTTGTATAACACGTACTTGTATGACAAGCTGTTGATGGACATTAAAAATATGTCATATAAAAAAGCATTTTATGTACTGGGTTACCTTTGGGTATCCGAATGGAAACATTTCAAGAATTCAGAAAATCCACATTTTTTATTGAGAGGTGCAAATAAACAAATTGTAAAGTGCCATTTTGCCAAAGATGATGTTCAATATGATGTGAGTGATTTGACATGGGATATGCAGAAAAATATTAAGGCTGATTCAAAAGCAAGAAGGTCTACTTTTGTGGCTGTTAAAGCAGCTGTTAGAGGCACAGAAGTTCTAAATATAAAGGGGAAAGAAACAGAAGTGCCTTTATTAACAATATACGAAATAGGAACGGAGGATAATTAATGTTAAAGAAGAGCGTTTAAATGCTCTTCTTCATACCGCACCGACGACATTCACGTAAAAACACTCCATCTTTAACTGAACTTTTGAAAAGGGTGTAGTCACAATTGTCACAGCGTCCATGATGAACGTCTGGATACTCTTTGTAGTCGTAGACAATTGATATATCATAGCCTTTTGTTTCAAACTTTGCTTCCACGAAATCACCTTCATAAAATAAAGTCAGCTTTTTAAGAATAACAAATCTTGATACTCAAATACAGATCTATTTTATGGTAAGGATAATAAAATCAGTTTAAATTAAACTATATACACTAATTAAAAACACAAATAAACAATATAGAAATGACATAACAGCCGCGGATAATAATTGCGGCTACTTTTATCAAATTAAAAGTCTAAGTGCGAGGTGGTTTGGATTGATTGTTGAAAAATGGAAAGATAATCTCATCTTTATTGGTGTTTTAAGTGTGGGGCTGGCAGCATTTATATTATCTCTTGCTTATTTTGGACAATAATTCTTTCCTTTGTTGTATAATGGAACCAAAACAGACGTTTAGTATGTCTTACGTTTAGTTCTTTATCACCTTTTGTTTAGACAACTCGAATATAGGTTCATACTTCGGTTGTAACGAAAGGGGAGCCTAATAATGAAAATGGATGAGAAGAGGAGAAAGCTTCAAAAAAAATATAGGGAGGAAATAAAAAAGAAGAAAAATCACAAAACCTATACTATCGAAACGATTATTGTAATAGCAATTGTTCTGTTGTTTATTGCTTTGAATTTAATAATTGATGAGTTTTAGCTCAAATAATCATTTTATGTAGAGTGGGATTAAAATTGGTACTTAAAGAAAGAGGACAAATCGGACAAGAATTTGGTGTTGAAGAAATAGCTGATTATTTAAGATTAAGAGGTTTAAAACCAAAAATAGATGTAATGCGTTTTGGAGACCATTTTGGAGGAAGTATCACCTTTTGGTACAGGCTGAGAAGATATTATATAGCGCTTGTTCAGTTTGATAAACCAGGAGACGAAGATCCGCTTAGCAGCAAAAGTGGCTTTACCCAATTAGGCATGGATTCTAAAGGACAAGCAGAGAGAATAATGATTCATTTGGTTGCCCACTTTAACGGATGGTATAGAACCAACAAAGAACCAAATCCTAGAGAAGAGCATTGGGTTAATTTGTATATTGATTATGATGATTAAAGCTAAACATTGTAAGGGGGATTAATAATGACTGAAGACTTTTATTGCGATGAAGTATTAAGTGGAAAAACAAAAGTAAATAAAGTTTTTAGAAACCGAGAATGTATTAGTGTATCATCACACAAGACCTTTTTGGCCAGTCCATATAGTTGCAATTCCTAAAAAGCATATCTCTTCTTTAATAACTTTGGAAGAGGGGGATAACGAACTATTACTTGAGTTGCTTGGTGTGATAAAAAAAGGTTGCAGCTATGGTAACAAGAAAACGGTTCTTGTAGAGTACTTACAAATTTAGGAGATTATCAGGATTCAAAGCATTTTCAAAAGTTATTTGATGATACTCTGATGAATACTTTTAAAGAAATGTTAGAAGAAGGCAAGAAAATAGATGAAGAGAAATTAAATAAAACAATATATGATTTTTATTTAAATGCACCAAAAGGTTTATCAAATATGTTATATGAAGATTTAAAAGCAGACATGTCAAGAATGTCAAGAGACGAGGAGTTAATAACTGAAGAATTTGAATCCCGATTACATAGAAGATGGTATCATGGATTTTTAATATTGCATGGTATCATTAAGGTTTGTGAAGAAATATCTACTGATTTACTGGATAATTTTTATGCTGAAGAACATGTTGATAAAAAAAGACAGTTAATTCTTCAGGTTCTTTTTAAGCTTCACTCTAAAAGTATACAATTAGGTAAAGAAATATTGCGTTTATTAAAGTCAGGGTTTTCAGATGGAGCACTTGCAAGATGGAGAAGTTTACATGAATTAAATGAGATTTTTAAAATGTTAGCTTACGATTATCAGAATATTGACTTTACGTTTAAAATGGTCAATAGATTTCTCGATTATAGTGCCATAGAAAGTATAAAGGAAATGCATACTTATAAAAAAGCAACAAAGGTATTAGACTTGGATCCACTTACGAAGGATGAAGAAGAAAAAATTAGAATTAAGAAAAGAGAAATACTAAAAAAATACGGGGAAGATTTTGAGAAGCCAAATAATTGGGCAAAGCCCTTGTTCCCAAACATAAATAATAGACCTCTATACTTTTCTGATTTTGAAAAATTGGTTCGGATAGACAGACTAACTATGTATTATAAGAAAGCCAATTCTCAAATTCATGTAAGTCCTAAAGGTATGTACCAAAGCCTCTCCTTAATGAATGATGTAAAACAAGATTCTTTTTTTCTTTTTGGTGCCTCAAATTTTGGTTTATCTTTGCCAGGACAACTCACAGGCATATCTTTGAGCCAAATTACAACAAGTTTAATTTTACTGGAACCGAATCTAGACAGCTTGATAATGGGAGCTACACTGCAAAAAATGTTGGATGATTGTAAAACGACTTTTGAGGAAATACAAAATGAAATTGTTATTGAAGAACAAAATAATAAAATAAAATAATTGTTTTAAAGTCATTTGGAGGTGTTTCATGAGAGACGATGAGCGAATTAACAGAATTGCAGGGGTGATTACTCAAATATGGGAGCAGCAGCACGACAAAAGCTTTTTGCAACTCATTGAGACTTTGAAAAGTGACTACATTATGCGGCAGACTGGATATGTAGAGAAAGAAGTCTTTATTAGGGATGATGAGTTTGAGATGTTCCTAAAAGAGCATCTTAATAACTTAATAGGAGAGAGGTAGACTTAACAATAAAATTGTTCCTTTTATACACGAATGGAAATACATTGATAAAAATGATTATATTGTAACGAAAGGTGTTTACATACATTATACTATAGGTTAATATAATCTTGTGTTTTAGTGAGAAGGGGGGGGATAAGGTTATTTATTTGAATTTTTAAATATTGTTTGTGAGAAGGAAGCCTGAATGAAAAGATCGAAGATTGTGTTTCTATTTGTTTCTTGCTTATTTGTGATTTTTGCAGTTGGCTTATATTTGATTTGTATTGGTGATATTTCTAAAGATAGGAGTGCTACATCTAGTACAAATAAGAAAGAAGACCTGATGTGGGGGTATGAAATTATTGGCCAAGAAGCGCGCAATAATGATACAGAGCCTGTCAAAATAGCTATTCTTGATAGTGGCATTAATAAGTCACATAAAGAGTTTAATAATATAACCTTTTATGAATACAATGCTATTGACCCTAGTAAATCCGTTGAAGATGAATATGGTCACGGTACAGCAATTGCTGGAATAATAGCTGCAGGCGGTGAAGAGATAAAAGGGATTTCACAGAATGCTACTTTATATGATGTTAAAGTGCTAGATAGTAGTGGCAAAGGCAAAGTTAAGGATGTTGTTAGGGGAATCAATTGGTGTATTGAACAAAAAGTAGATATTATTAATATAAGCTTTGGATTTGAAAAAGACCATGATGAATTGCGTAATGCTATTAACAATGCTTTACATAACAACATTATTATTACTGCTGCCTCTGGAAATACTTTAGGCCTTACCGTTGAATACCCAGCGAAATATAGAGGAGTCTTATCTATTTCTTCTTTTGATGAAAAATTGAAAATTGATCCGGTATCAGCAAAAGGCAAAATTGATTTTTCAGCTCCAGGAGTAAATATAAAATCAATAGATAAAGACGGAAGTTATATAAAGGTAGGAGGCACATCCTTTGCAACTGCGTTTGCAACTGGTGCTATTGGCTGTTTAATTTCAAAAAAGAAAATATCTAAAGAAAATTTTCATCAAACACTCAAGAAGTATGCGGTTGATTTAGGTAGTTCAGGGTATAACAAAGAGTTTGGTCATGGGATGATTATTTGCAACAAAGGAGAGAAGTAGTGTGAAAAAGACTTTGATAAGAATTCTTATATTTACGTTAGTTTTATCTGGGGTTTTACCTGGGTTTGCAAGCGCAGAAACAATTGAAAATAAAATTGAGAACGATACCAAAACTGTAGGTATTGAAGAAAATACAAATAAAGCGTATGAAGTAAATGTTGAAAAAGAGTTTGGAGTTGCTCTTGAAAAAGATATTGAGATGGCTGTTGAAGAAAATTCAGATGAAGTGAATGTTACTACTAAGCTTGAAGCTGAGAATGCTAATGTTCAAACTGATATGAACATTAATCAGGAAACCGGTGAAATCACAGTTACTGGTATTAGAGAATTAGAAAACGGTCAAAAAGAAATTAACCATTACAATGTATTGATTGAAGAGATTGAGGGGACTGATTTTAAAGCTACGTTTGTGGATCAAAAAACGGGCGAATACTATAAAATTAGCACCATAGAAGCTCAAGCTTCCATCGTCCCTGCAATAATAGTTGGAGTTGTCGCTAAATTTGGTATAAAGTGGGCTATTAAAAAATACGGGAAAAAACTTATTATAAAAACATTTAAAAAAACAGCAATTAAGCAGGCTATAAAAAAAGTTTCAAAGTTTTCTGTTAGCAATAAACACCTCAGTAATGCTGGAGGCAGATACAGAAAATTTAATACTACAAGTAAAAGCAAAGTGAATAAATGGATAAAGGAGGCTTTGCAATCCAAGAATCTTTCCTTTACTATAAATGATAATAAAAAATTATCATTTGTCATCACAGCAAATTTAAAAAAGAAAATCGGAACAAAAGGTGAGACAAAAATAAAAATAGTAATAGGATGGGATGGTAAGATATGGACGGCGTATCCA